GGATTATGTCTACATAAACTGCACATCTAGTCCACCTCGAATATTTTTTGATTTTTTTTGTTTAGTCGTTTACTGCTTTCTTCTTTTCTTCTTCTTTGTTTACAAATATGGCAATGTTTAGCATACTATCAAGTTCGCTTTCATTCTCAACACCATATTTTTCTTTTAATATCTTTTTCAATTCTTCAATACTTTTCATTACAATTATTCCTATTCGTCAAAAAAAATATCAGCATCTATATCCAAATAATCACTAATTTCTTCTATGATATTTTTGGAGTAGTTTCTGCCATTTATTACGGTGCTAACATATGCTCTTGTCTTTCCAATTTCTGCTGACAAATCATCAATTGACATATCTAAATCGATAAGCTTTTTCTTTGCTTCTTTGCACCATCTTGGTAATTTTTTTCTTCTCTTACCTCTTGTTGCTACCATCATCATTACCTCCTTCTTCTTGACTTTTTATTTACAAAAATATATAATAATCCTATATTTTTTTCGTAAAAATGTTAATGATTTACAAATCAATAATCGTTAATGTTTTTTATTATATATTTGTTAATTATTATAGTAAGGTGTTTCCAATTTGTCAATATGTAATTTTACAATTTATTCAATTTATTTACGGAGGTAGTAAAATGTCAAATATTGTTTTAAAGCAAATGAACAAACTAAGAGATGAAAGTGGAATGAACTCGAAGCAATTAACACAAGTGCTTGGTATTTCCTCAACATCTTTTACTGACTGGAATAAAGGTCGAGCAAAACCATCATTGGATGCAGTCCAAAAATTCGCTGAATATTTTAACGTATCTGCTGACTACATTATATTTGGTGAGGACAATCAAAGACTGGAATATTCATACGATGAGAAAGAATTGATTAGAAAATATAATTGCTTGCCATCTGAACTTAAACAGCGATTAAAAGCCTACCTAGATGGTATGCTTGCAGTCGTGAATGAAAAATAATAAATGCCCACTCGTTACCTTTTGAGTGGGTTTTTTGGAGGTTTTTAACAATGAATAATAATGTTGCAATCTATATCCGAGTTTCTACATTACATCAAGCAGACAAGGATTCTTTACCTATGCAACGTAAAGATTTAACAAACTATTGCTCTTTAATCCTTAATACAGAGCAATATGAAATATTCGAGGACGTGGGATATTCAGGCAAAAATACACTGCGACCGAAATTTCAAGAAATGATGACTAGAATACGTAATGGTGACTTCACACATTTACTTGTATGGAAAATAGATAGAATCAGTCGTAATCTTTTAGACTTTGCAGGAATGTACAAGGAATTAAAAGAACTTGGTGTTACTTTCGTTTCAAAAAATGAGCAATTCGACACATCAACAGCAATAGGCGAGGCTATGTTAAAAATCATACTGGTCTTTGCTGAACTCGAACGAAATATGACTTCTGAACGTGTCACTGCTACAATGATATCAAGAGCATCAAACGGTCAATGGAATGGTGGCAGAATACCTTATGGATACGACTATAATAAAGATACTATGGAGTTTTCATTAAATCCTGTCGAATCAAACGTGGTTAAGGTTATGCACGACAAATATGAATCTATGCACTCTTTAACTAGTGTTGCAAGATATCTTAACGATAATATGATACGTACACGAAATAAAAATCTATGGTCACCAGTTGGTGTGATGCTAATTTTAAAATCAAACTTTTACTGTGGCGATTATGTATACAATAGGACAAAAGATGGTAATAGGCAAAAGAAAAAAAACAAAGACGAATGGATTACAATAAAAGAACATCATCCAGCAATAGTAGACCACTTGCAAAAAAATCGTATTATTAAGATGCTTGAAAATAATTGTAAAATATGCAAAGCAAAAAACACATATGTTTCAAACAAGCATGTACACATTTTTGCTTCTCTATGTTACTGTGCCTACTGTGGTAAACCATTTGGCTCAACCATTTCTAATAGTGGTAGGTCTTGGCAATATTCTAAATATGACTGTCCTACTAGACGAAAATCAAAATTGAATTGTTCTAACAAATCAACATCTGATCCAAAGTTAGGTAGTTTTATTTTCAATTACATCCTGAATATGATTAACTTACAAAATAATTTTACATCTGAATTTACAAATTATGACATTCAAAAAGCACTGCTGCATGGTCTAACTTTCCACGATATAGAGCGTATATCTGATTACAGTCTTACAGCAACATATGATATGCTTTTAGATAATGATACAAATGTGTTATATACAAACAGTGACGATGCTTTACCTGATGACAATAGAATTAATAAGCTTTCTACATTACGAGTCAAATTACACGAAATCGAACGTGCTATGGATAGATTATCTAATCTGTATCTTTTTTCAGAATCGTCAATGTCTGAAAAAGAATATATCATCAAGCAAAATAAATTGCAGGAGCAATACACAAATATTTCAAACGAAATAGATGTAGACACATCATCTGATTTTCAGCAAACTTTATCAGATGCACAATTTATTCAAAAAGCAAGCAATTTTATCCTGATGCAAGAACTTTCAAACAAGAAACGTATTAATTTTAAATGGCTTGCAACAACCATCGATAAAAAGGTTTTAAAAAACTTTGTAAACGAAATAATAGAATCGATTATATTAAAAGATGGTAAGGTACATGAAATAACCTTTAAAAACGGCTTGTGCCATAGTTTTGTATGGAAATAGTATTTTTAATTGCTTATTCTGTTTTAATCCATATATGCGTAAATTAATGCGTAAAAAAAGGTATGTATAAAATGTACATACCTTTTAATTTAATCTTTATATCTAATTTATACCAAAATCTGATAACTCATTCTTACTGATTGCAAAATACATTTCAAATTCGTAATCATCTTTATATTTACAGGATGCAGTATAATATTCTTCATCATCCTTGCTTAATCTATGTTGTATTTTTGATATATCCATGAGCACTTTATTTTTTTCTACAAACTGTATATCTTCCTTATCAAGCCAATAAAGTACATCATTCCAGTCATTTACAAACTTATCAAAATCCATTATATTACTTTCAACATGATTTTTTCTAAATTCTGTATAGCTGTCAAATTCTGATATATCACAATACAAATCTTCCATTTCATCTAAATCTCCATCTTCATCGTATACATATTTTACTTCTGCCATTTCATATTCTGTGATTTCACAGTATGTAGTTGAACATGCTTTATACCAGTCAGATACCATACTTACATATTTCTCAAATGCTTTTTTTGCATCATCTTTATTTTTAAATTCTTCTAGCACTTCATAATCAACGTTACCAAATCTTTCACAATTCATCGTTATTCCAGTTACTATATCATTCCAATTAAAATTAATAAAATCTATCTGTTGCATATACTCCCTGATTTCATATTTTATTTCAGTATTCATATTTTAACCACCCTTATTCTTCCTCTCGTCTTGCATTGTTATCTACTATATCATCAAACCATCTATCACCCATATGCAATTTAAATATAGCAAGCTTTCCAATATTCAATCCATCTAGTGAAAATGCAAGAAAGTTTAAATCATTTCGATATCGATTATCACCTGTCAGCTTATATTCATCGTTCATTTCTTTTCCAGTCCACGTATTGAATTTTTTAGGAACTCCTATTCCTAGTTTCATCAATGCATCTTTTAATATTTCCTTTACTTCATCTATTTCATCTTGTGGCATACCAATAACGGTATACCAACTACCATCATACATTTCTTTAAATTTTTTTTCTGTCATACAAATTAATCCTTTCTTCATTTTAATTGTTATAGTAATTCAAGCTTTAATTTATTATCATTCAAATGCACTCTACCATATAACTTAGGTTTAATTTGATAAGTAGCAATGCAAACATCACTATATGATTGTTCATCCATATACACTTCATATTCTGATATAAATTCTTCTTCTCCAATTCGTTTCCATTTACCTGATTTTTCACCATGATAGATTTTTTTGTAAAAATATTTCTTAGTTGCTTTATATTCAATACTTACATCTTCATCCAAATCAAGTTTACGATAAAAATAGTCTAGCATACTAACTCTCCTTTCTTTATTCAGCATCCCAACAAACATATACTTGGTCATTGTCTTTATCATATTCTGTCCAATATCCAGCTAACATGTACGTTCTTATCATTTCAAATACTATATTTGCTTTATCTACTACTCCATTAAGTGTGTGTCTTTCAATCAATCTGTTCATTACACCTTGCCAAAATGAAGCTTGTTCAGGTTCAGTATATTCAAGCACTCCATTATATTCCAAGTCACTAATAAAATCCTCCATAGTTTCATAACATACATTTTCTTCGAAATTCATATTCATTACCTCTTTCTTTTGATTTTTAATAAATGTTTTTATTTGCTTGCTGTTTTTAGATAGACAGCATTTATATTTTCACATACTTTGTTGATTAGTTTCTGTCTATCTATATTAGTATTTTTAATATTTAAATACCATTCTTCTATTTTTTTACAGTCATCATGCTTTAATTCATTTCCATTTATTGAGTAAACTAAATCATATCCTGTTACCACATATACATCACCCACCCTATAAATATCACACCTCCAGCCATATTTATTTGCCATGTAATAATCAGGACTAAAATATTGCAACGTGTATTGCAGGTTGCAATATCCAGCTTTCAACACCTTTTTATTTTCAAATATTATCTTGGCTTCCTTTACCTTTAATTCTCTTTTCATATCTATTACCTCTTTCAATTTTTATTTAATGGTTAGTTTTTTATAGTAAATCAAAGTCTACATAAAAAGATTCAGAACAAGTCAAATCTCTATATCCATCCTCGTCTATCTCAAATAAATACACAATACATCTTACTTCATCATCTGTATCTTCGCTTTCATATTCTAGGTCGCTATATTTACTGAAATATTTATCATAAAAATCATTAGCTTCATCTTTATTTTCAAATGTCTTTTCAATTACAGTGTAATCATTTTCTTCTACCTCTACTTCAAATTTAATTTTTTCCATATTCATTACCTCTTTCCTTATTTTATATATCAAGACATACCTTAATATAATTTTCAAATGTGTAATGTTTTTTAGAACTATCCCATTTCCAATCTTCATATTTCATTGGTTCATAATCTTCTTCACCTTTATAAATTACTTTTCCATCTTCATAAACTACAACTATATCATCCTCAAATTCAATTCTTTTATTCATTCTAATTACCTCTTTCTTTTTTTTGATTTGTTTTAATAAATGTTTTGTTTTATTATATCTTTATTATACTTGGTGTTTTCCAATTTGTCAATCGGATTATTCAGATTTTTTATTTTTTTGCACAAAAAAAGCCTAGTAAACACTAGGCTTTCAATACATTTCTATTTACAAACAATATGCCACATAAAACCATAGTTCACCTGAACTTACAACTCCCCAATCTTCTATCGGTTCTTTACTACTAACCATATTCCTATATTTTTCTTTTTCTTCTTCTTGCCATATATTCCAGTCATCTAAATATCTTTCTAAATTATTTTCGAAATCATCCCCATCAAAAACTGTACTGCCATTTCTTATATATTTCTTTGCTTCATTTTCTGTACATCCATCTAGCATCATTATAAACATATCATTCCATTCTTTCATTCTATTACAGCTCCTTTTCTATCTCATTTTCAACCTTATTCAATTCCAATTGAATATCATTCAATCTATCAACTAACTGTTGCTCCTTATGTATCATTTCTGCTAATCTTTCATTAACTACATCTACATTCACAACACGAAATTTTATTGCACTTATATGCTTAGCAAAAAATTCTTTATTGGTTTCATCACAACCTTTATCAATAATCGCAACGACCTGGCCTTTTATTTTTTTAACAAGTCTTGTATTATCGTTTTCTTTATCTATAGAAATCTCTATTCTTGTTATTTCATCATAACCACTTAATCTAATGTCTTTTACATTTTCTCTTTCTATATTTCTTATTAATTCACACATAGCCATATACATTTCATCTACCTCTTTCTTTTTTAATAAATGTTTTTGTTTATTGATTATACTTATATTATACTTGGTGTTTTCCAATGTGTCAATCGGTATTTTCATGTTTAATTTTAAAAAAAAGCACCCATTTGGATGCTATTTTATATTATTCACTCACATATTTATTTTTCTTTTTTATATCATATAATCACATAAATCTAATTTTTCTATTCTATCAGGAAACTCATATTGTATATTCTGTTCTTCGATATCTGTTGAACCATCCACATCATAATATAATTTCATTAAACCTTTATCAGATACGAAATATTGATAGAAATCATTTCTATCCCAACATTCGTCGTCACCAAAAATTTTTCCTTTTATCAACGCACAACTATATGATGTTATGACATCACTATTTCTATCAATTATTGTATATTCTGTTCCAGCACCGTATAATTTTTCTAATTTTTCTATTACATTTTTCATCATATCAAATACCTCTTTCTTTTTAATAAATATTTTTATTTATTTGTTATATCTATATTGTAATTGGATTATTCTTATTTGTCAATCGGTTTATTCAGATTTTTTGTATAAAAAAAGCCTAGCTTTACTAGGCTTTTTAACTAACGACTATTTCTATCTATTGCTATTTATAAAATCCTCTGCTTCAATTCTCTTATTAATATAACTTGCACAATGACTACAATACCCATTATGCCATAATTTTACATTGTAATATTCTGTTGTTCCACTTTTAAACTCTGCACCACATTTTTCACATCTCGCATAGCCAGTATCTCCATCACATGCTTTTGAAAATAGACCTAATAAAAAAAAAATAATAATTCCTAAAATTATCTTACCAGTATTACTGTTACTTTTATTTCTACTCCTAGTCTGTGCCATTTTGTCATATCCTTTCTGTAAAAAAAGGCTTTTTATCATTCAATAAAAAACCTTTCTGATTATATTTATTATGATTATTCTACCACTTTCTTAACGGTGCTCTGCCACTGTCAGTAAAACCACCACAAGCAATTTGGATAGTATCTATTAACCAGCCTACTCCAAATAAGCCACCAGTAAACATATAAACTAAGCCTTTCACTATTCTACCTACGTAAAATAGATGCACACCAAACCATCCTCCTAATAAACAGCAAATCAATGCCACTGTTCTTGACTTGTCTGATGTTTGCGTAACATAGTTCACATGAGGGACTGCTACATTTACTTCCTTTTGTTCAACTTCTGCCATATCAATACCTCTTTCTTTTTTTAATTCAAATAAATATTACTATTTATTATTTACTTTTAAAGTATATATGGTATTTTCCAATTTGTCAATCTGTATTTTCTTATTTCTTAAAACAAAGAATGTCGCACCAATGACTCAAATCATCAATGCGACATTACAACATTACCTAAGTTAGATACTAATAACAATTCTTGTATTTCTAATACAAGTTATCCCTCTTGAAAAAAAACAATTCTGTGATAATTCTTATTATATACTATTATATACAAATGTCAATAATTATTTACATATTATAACATTTGTTAGAAAATGTTTTAAAAGATAAACATAGCATCTGCTATGTTCTTGATACAGAACATTTCTTAATATTTGTACACTTTTCATTAATATTATAAAGCATTTTTCTTATATTTCAAGCTTTTTAATATTATTGTATTAAAATTGCTAACAACTTATATTTCTTTTTTTAAAATGTCATATAATTTTTCAGCACTTATCTTTGATATTTTGAAACCATTATATTCTACATATTCATCATTTATAATAGCATTACCAAACACATCTGTTTCAATCGCTGGAAATAAATAAACCTTGTTTGCTCCTGCATATATTTTCATTTCATCATTATTTTTTATCCCAAGATTCTTTCTAATTTCTGCTGGAATTGTAATTCTACCGACAGCATCAAAATTTCTTACTTCACCTATGTTATTAATAAAATCTAATACTATCGCTTTCTTATATAAATATATCGAACATTCATCTTTGATTTTTAAATTATTAGCTTTTCTTATACCACATGGCACTACAACCCTGCCTAGTATATCAACTCGTCTTATCATTCCAGTATTTATCATATTCATAACGTCACTTCTTCCTTTCTTTATTTTCTAATCATTTCCATTATAATTTTCTTGTAAGCATTTCTTTCTGCTATAATTGTTTCAAGTCTGTCATTCCTGCAATTATTCTGTATTCCAAAACTTAACATCAAAGCATTATCAATAGCCATCATTTCTTCTTCTGTTGCCATGCACATATAACTTTCTAATCTTTCCTTGCTAATAGTTTCAATGTGTTCACATAACACGACACTTTCTTTTCCAGTGCTTTCAATTATTACGTGCATAGGATAATTTTTTTTTTCTTGCGATGTTAGATAAGCAACAATGACATTTCCACTATGCTCATTGCCAGTGTTATTTGATACAATGACTGCTGGTCTTGTTTTTATTTCTTCATTGTTTATTTTAGGCGATACGAAATATATGTCACCTCGTCTTATTTCTTTCATATCTAATTTTTTCCTTTCTAATTTTCTACATAGTATTTTTGGGTAGCTTTAAAAAAAGCTACCCTCATTTTAAATATATAACAACTTATTATTTATTCTTCTACCTCACCAAATATCTCTATGTATTCATCCCCAGTAAGATGTTTTTCTGCCCATTCTTTAGCTTCATCCTCTGTAAATGGTATAATCTCACAACTTCCACACCATTGATTTGTACCACAGCTTTCACTGTATTTACTATTTGCACCACCATCTCCGAATAGGAAAAATTCTCCTGTTTTTTTCAGATACAATGTTTCACTGGAATAATTAAAATCATTCGCATTGCAACCATTACTCCACTCACCAACAAGTTTTGCAGTTTCGGTATTATATAATTTTCCACCTATAATTTTTTTCATATTTTTTCTCCTTTTTCACATTTCTTAATTTCATCAATATAGATTTCAATTTCTTCAATATTAATTCCATATATTGTTATTTTTTGAAACGTTCTTTTTCCTAACTTGTTTCTCTCAAACCATTCAGGTAACCATTCGTTTATATCAGTATTAACCCATATATGATTTATGTCACCATCCTGAAAAGACGTGTTGAAAGTCAATCTGTCTTTTTCATTTTCACAGCTAATAGCTGTGATTATATTATTTTTTAATTCTAAATAGCACTCCATTTCAGGAGCATTCTTTCTTATTGGTACATATACCGTTCTTTCTTCTTGCTCACTCATGCTGTCCTCCTATTCAAGTTTTGGAATATTCCATTTTTCAAGTTAAAAAAAATAGAATATTCCTCTACCATGTTTTAATCAGTTGTTCTCCAAAAATATCTCAATTCATCATCTTTATAATTTGTCAAAGCATATTCCCTAGCTTTATAATACAAATCGATGTATAAATCGCATATATTATGGTCTTTTTTATGCCACTCCCAACTTTTAACATTTAATATCATTACTAATTCTGTAAAGTATTTGTAGTTATCTTTCCAGCCCTTAAATGCTCTGTTATATGTATCTTTAATTGCATTTATACCAAATTTATCTGCAATTGAAAAATCCATATGAAATGTTGTAAAAGTTTCATAACCGTTTGGAAATACCATATCCATTACCTCTTTCTTTTTTTGTTTTTAATAAATGTTTTTATTTATTATATTATATATTATACAGGATATTTCCAAATTGTCAATCGGTATTTTCATATTTTTTTTAAAAGTATTTCTATACTCCTATTAATGATTTCATTCTTCGATACTTTCAATTCTTTTGACTTATCTTCCAGCTTGTCAAAAGTTTTTTGTGATACCAATATTTGCATACGTTTATTTCTTACTTCTTTTTCTTCAAATATAGGTTGTTCATCAATGTTTTCTTGCTGTGTTCTATTTTTTACATCTTCTTTCACCGATAAAAAATTCAATGTTGGATTTAAAAAATCATTTGCATTTTCTGAAAAATTCTTTTTCATGTTCATCAACTCCTTAGAAATTCATCTATAAATGCCATGTAATCCATGTAAGCATTACAATCTTTCTTATAATCAAAAATACTACTTTGTCTTGCTTGTGCTTCCTTTACTGCTGTACATTCTCTTATAGGGATTTTATATACCTTTGTATTTATTTTCTTTGCTAATTCTTCTATATTATTTTTCATATCATTTCCTATTATTGTCCTAGCATTAAATCTTGTTATCAATATTCCATCTACTTTTAAATTAGGATTGCAATATTTAATAATAGGCTGTATTGTTTCATTAATTAATCCTATTCCTTGCATACTGTGGATTTCTGCTTGTGCTGGTATAATTACCTTGTTACTTGCTACAAGGGCATTTACTGTCAGAACGTTTAAAGATGGTGGCGTATCGATTACAACATAATCATACTTCACATTTTGCAAAGCTTCTTTCAATTTGTATTCTTTACCAACATCGTTCAATATCGTATCAGCACAAGCAAGTTTTGGCGATGCACTTAATACATTATTTACTATTGCATTTTCAATTCTAGCTTCACCTAATAACACATCATAGCTTCCTATACTGCTACTCACACCACAGTCGTATGTCAGATTGCACTGGCTATCTAAATCGATAAATAGGACTTTATATCCAAACTTCTGCAATCCAGTTCCTAGTGCGTGTGTGGTCGCTGTTTTTCCAACTCCACCTCTCCTGTTTACAATACTAATAATTTCCATATAATCTACCTCTTTTGTTTATATTTATATATATACACATATTTAAATGTATATTAATGTATATGTGTATATATATGTGTATGTGTATATCTATATATATACATCTACATTTTTCGTAATTTTAATATTATTCCATCCTTACTGTCACTTATTGCTTTCTTAATTTTTCCATTTTGGCAAACGAAACCAGCATATTCATCTTCATAGCATGTATAATATTTACCATTCTTTTTTTCTTTCAATGCTTTTTCGTAAAAAGTATTTGATACCTTACAAACACCAAGATAATCGATGCTAACTGTATATCCTAGAGCATTTAGCATCTGCTTTACATCCTGATATTTCATATCAGTATTTCTTTTAAACTTATGATTTAAAGATTGAGGGATATCATCAACCCTCGCACTTAAATCTTTCAACTCAACATGGCTTGCGACCATGCACTTGTAAATCATGTTAGCCACCTTACTTTTTCCAACATAAATTTCTTTTCCTCTGCTCATTATAATTCCTCCCTTTTATATTTTTCTAACAATTCCTTAAATTCAGGATATGTTATTTTTATATCACTATCCTCGTATGTCATTCCCATAATTATAAATGCACCACATACGATTAAATATTGCAGATAAATAAAAAGTTTTTGATTTTCAAAAATCATTTTTATTTCTTCTTTCTCACCTTTATCAAAAAACATCTTCATGTTCTCGAAACATTTTTCTGCTATGTCTTTTTCATCGATAACAAATTTTTCTTGATTATCAATTGATTTCAATACTTTTTCATACTCTTTATCACATTTGTCATGAAATTCTTCTCTCGACAAATCTTTTTTTCTTGCATTTAATAAAATACGTCTGTCGAACTCTATCTGACAAGCAATTATCTGTGCAACAATTCTTTTGTCTAAGTAATATATATCTTCATCGTATTCTGTAACAAGCAATATAATTGCTTTCATGTATGCTTCATAATAAATATCATTTTCTGTCATTCCTATTTCCTCTCATTCCAGCCACTAGTTTTGTAAAATATTTCCTTGAACTTTTCATAGGATATATCGACATTATATCCTTGAATTATGCAATATCCAGTAATCCAAACAAAGCAATAATATATAAACATTTGTATAAATTCTTCTCTTACATCATCTTCCGATTCGCAACCAAGCACGAACTTTTGTATTTGCTGATGCAGTAAAGAAATCATTTTTATTTCAAACCTATTTTTCTGCTTAGGCTGATCTAAAAACCATAAAAAAACTCTTGTCTTGTATTCTTTGGATAACCAAGCAAGATATAATAAATCAGCATCCTTATTCTTTTTTAATTTATTATATTCTGTTGTAGCCAAGTGTGCTGATATAATATTTATAAATTCATTGCCATTCATATGATAAACTCTATATTTAGGATTTTTGAGAAAAAAAGAACATAATTCTAGTAAATTTTTTTCAAGCATCTTTTCATTTATCTCTAACATTTCATCATCCTTATCTTAATAAATGTTTTATATTATAATAAATGGTATTTTCCAATTTGTCAATATGTATTTTAGATATTATTTTTTGACAAAAAAAACACCCAGCAATTTTTTAAATTAACTAGATGTTTTTTTACCTAAGAAACTTCATTAAAAAACGAAATTTAAATCCTACTTATTATGCGTAGTATTTCAATAGATAATCACAATTTTTTTATATCATATTTTCTAAAAATTGTCAATTTGATTTTTCCAAAAAAGAAAAGCATGGCTATTTACCATACTTTTCCTGTTTACATATTACTAAACTTAAACTGGGCAGTTTCAATTTTGCTTGAACAAAAGAAACAATTTTTCTAAACATATTTATCGGCAAGCATATTATATATTATTTAAAAATAAAAAGTCAATAATTCTTTTAAAGCCATAAAAGAACCCTGACAACAGGATTCTTTTATAATAAAACTAAACATTTAATTAAAAAATCAAAAATATTCCTAGGTAATAGATAAGGAATACTCAACCATTCTATCACATCCGAGCCAAAAATCAAGTAAAAAATAAACAAAAATAATTATTAATTTTTTACTGTTGGGATATCACAATTTGTATATATTAAAATTCAATCGTATTTCACTCATATTTTAATTTTTATTTAAAAGTTATATATTTATATGTCTTTTAT